TCGTACCGGCTTCGCTCGGCATGGTCATTGCGCGGAGTTCCTCATCGTCATATTCCCCGATCTCGCCGCCCTGCCCGACTGGGGCATGGAAAATGCCCATTGTGTTTGACTCGTCGCGCGCCGCGACCAGTTCCGCGACGTTGTACTCGTCAAGCATTTTCAACTTTTTCAACGAGGCATGGCCAAGAGGGACGCCGCGCGTCTGACATTCGTCATGTTGGGTGAAGACGTGTAGTATCTCGTCCGCGCTCACCTTCTGAATCTTCCGCCCGTCAAGGCCAATCGTGACGGCGGTAGTGTCTTCCTTGTCCGCGCGGAAACAGTAGTAGACGGGGCGGAGTGTCCGCTCGTCCACCTCGACGCCGTTGCGGATGACCGTACCGCTTGACGTCTTTCCGTTCGCCATCTCGTCGAGCGCGTCTGGGCGGATGACGCGCAAGGATATCCCGTATGGGTTCTGCGCGTGGGTGTCGAGCATGGCAATACCCTCGCCGTCGCGAGCCCAGTTCTCGGCCAAGAGTCGGCAGATAGCCGGGAAGGTCTTCCGGCCCGTGACGTCCGTCCATTTCTTGTTGGACGCCCAACGCCAGAAGTGATACTTGAGGAACGCCGCCGCCGGCTTGTCAATCTTCGTCGGGTCACCCTCAACCGCCGCCGGCTTCGGGATGAGGGTAAAGCCGACGTCACCGACAACATTCGAGACGAACAAGTCGAGCCAACGGCCATAGTGTTCGTTATTCTTCTGCATATCGCGCGACCGCGCGCGGATGACAGAGAGGTTGACCGCGATCTCCTGGTTGGAAAATCCGCCGTCCCATTGCCAGGGCGCGAGAATGCGCGACACCTCCGCGGCGCTGAACGAACGGGTAAACCTTGTGCGGCTTGCCTTGCCGCCCTTGCGCTTGAATAAACCGAACATTACGCAAACCTCACTTTCAATGTTCTCACGCTGCCGGTCGGCTCAGTCCCGTTTTCGTCCGCTTCCGCCCTACGCCGCCAGTAGGCCAAGAGGGACATGAGGTCTTCATAGTCCTTGTAGGTGATTGAAATCTCACCGACAGAAATGCTCTGATTCGGGTTCGACCCGTATGTCTGCAACGCAGACTCAATCGCGGCAACGACCGCGCGGTATTTGGAGACGAGCGCGCGGATATAAATTGATCCGCTTGCAATGGCCTCCGTTCCGTCAGCCGTTGTCGCGTATGCGATCCAACGAGTCGAGCCGGAAAAGCCGGAAAGCGCCGCGGCGTCAATCGCGGCAACCCATGTGCCGTCATGGTTCGCAACCGCCTCGACGGTTGCCGTGTTTACGCCGTCCGCGAGTTTCAACGAGACGGCGGTAGCCCCGTCGGGGGCCGTGAATGTCCCCGTCAGGCTTTCGCCGGCGAACGCGGTTCGGTCTGTGATTTTTCGTGCCATAGGCGAAGATTCCTTTCTTCGCCTTTTGCGTTTCTGTCTAAAATCAAATTAGGGCAGAGACGCGGGGTTATCTCGCGGTTATCGTAACCGTTCGGCCTAATCTCGTTCGTATCGTACTCCATGACGCGCTCCTTTTGGGATTGATAGACGGCAAATAGTAGCAAATGGCAATCAAATAAGACGTCCGCCGATTGCCAGGCGGCGGCGCTTCTTCTTCTGTCCGGGCTTATTATCCGCCGTGTCATTACCGTTCGCGCTATTATCATTTCCGGGCTTTTCTGATAATTGCGATTCGCCGCCGATGACGTTGCCGCCGATTGCAAGCCTTGATCTCTTCTTCGATAACATAACCTCTCCGCTTCCAGTTAGGCCCTCGCTACCAGCAATCGCATAGCACATTGCCACACAATCGCCGTAATCGTGAGGGTTCTTCGTCTGCCACTTATACGCGTAGCAGTCGCGTCCGTCCTTCGACTTGATCTTCGTTTTGCCCTTGAGTTTCTCGTTAGCAACCTGGACGGCAAACTTATAGTGATTGACGCCACCGTCGAAGATTGACAGACCGCCAGGCGCGCCCGTGTCCGTTGCCCATGACCTATGCGCCCTCTCCTTGTACTCGTCGGCGTTCCACGCAAGCCAACGCCGACCTTGTGGGTCGCGGCAAAGGATAGTAGAGTTCTTTTCGTTGCGGATTCGGCTGCGGACGTTCGGGTTCCAGTTCTGGCCGGCGCGCCCCAACATGGCAACGGCCTTGAGTCCGTGTTGCGCCTCGCACATGGCCGCGAACCTCGTTACGGTCGGGAATTGCCGACCGCCGGCGTCAATGCCCCACTTGTCTATTGGAATCCCGTTAGACTTGATCTCGGCGGCGTGGGCGTTGAGCGCCGCGAAGAGACGCGCGTCGAACTCCGTATCGTTGAGCCGCTCTGGTATCTTGACCGGCGTGACGTGGTAGGCGGTAACGAACGCCGTCAACTGGATATCGAAAGTCATGATAACTGTTGATATCGCGTAGCCTGGGTTTATGTCTGTTGCCGCGACAGTCAAGACCGCGTCGGGCGGTACGAACCTCGGCGCGACGCCGGCGCGGACGCGTTGAAGGATTAACTTGGCGGTCAGTTCGAACGCGAACGCGTTGCGCGGCGGTTTCATCTGATATTCGCTCATGAACGTATCTTCACCGTCACGAAGAAGGATGTTCATGGCGTGTTGAATCGCGGATATCTCGACGGACGAGTCAAAGTTCTTGGGGTTGAGGACTCTTGACCCCGCGTCCATCTCTCGCCGGTTCGCCCGATAGAAGCGGTTCGCCGCCTTGTGAGGTTCGCGGTCTGCGTTCTTCTCGGCGTTGAAAATGTCCCAATACTCGGCCCAGAGGTCGCGGACGCCCTTGCGCTCTGCCGCCGTCGCTTCTGGATTGTGGCATTTAGGCCACGAAATAATCATTGGGTAGGTCTTCGTCTTCCAACCTGGGTCGGCGGCGAACGTCTCCGAAAGGTCATCCGCCTCAATCGGCGTTGATGTCATGATAGCCGCGATCTTCTTTCGGTGTCCGGCGAGGCCAAGGAACGTCTTCTTGATCTTGCGCGTCATTTCCGCGACGCGGCCCTCACTCCTCGCGGCGTCATCGTTCTGCAAGTCATCGAAGATGATAAAATCGGGGCGCATGATACCCTTGGACTTTCCGCGCGCCCCCGCATTGAACCCGACAGACTCAAAGACAACGCCGGACGCCGGGAATGGCTTCCCCGTCTTCTGGTCTATGACTGTCGGGAAGACGATCTTACCCGCCGACTTGTGAACGTTCGTGGCGATCCCGTGGTATTTCTGAGTCTTTGCCCGTTGGCATGACCCCTCAAGCATGAGGAACGGGATAGCGACGTCGGGGAAGTCCTGGATATACAACGGGCTTTGGGTAATGAACGAGAAGACGTCATCGAGAATACTGCCGGCGTTCCCGTCGTTCGCGCCGACTACCACAACGTAACGCCGCCGCCCCGTCGAGGTCACCCAGACGGACGCCCCCTTGGTATAGGCCGTCTTTCCGCAACCGCGCGCCACGCGGATATGATACGGGATTGACGCGTCACCTATGGCCTGTTCCATGTCGCGGACTATTCCACGCATTTCCGGCTGCGGTTCGATCTCCAGGAACGCCCCGGAAGTCGGGTCATCTGACGTGCAATAGGTCTTGAGGAAGTACAGAAAATCGCGCTCGGCGCGCCGGCGGCGCTTCCAGTTGATCCCGGCTATGGCCTCATCGAGGGCAACGGCTATGTCTGACGCCGCCGCAGTCCGTTGACGTTGGCGCAACGCCTCACTCTCGCGGGTTCTGTTCTTGTGTCTGTCGGCCATGACGGGGGATTTTGGGAAATCTCGAAGTGGGAATGTGGGTATTCGCGGAACTAGCCGCATTTCGCCCGATGGGCGTAGGGTCTAGACCGTTGACAGTACCTTGACGCCCCCTGGGGGGTCACCTGGGGGGCATGGGCGGCACGTTGGGCTTGTTCTGGGGCGTCCGCGCGGTCGGGACGTGCGTTCGTCCGTCCTTCGCGCCTCGCGCTTCTAGGGGCGTTTTTGCGCGTCTGTGGCGTGGCCTCGGCTTTCGTATGGGCTTTGGGCATGGTTTGACCTCTCTCACTCTGCGAACGGCATTACGGTCTGGACGTAGCGACTCTGCCGGCGAGGCTTGGACTTGCGTCCGCCGTGACCCTCCCCCCATGTCTGGAAGATTGCCAAGAGGGGAGTCTTGCGAACCATTGCGTTCCAGATTGCCCATGCGGTCGCGCGGTTGATGATTGCCCCGATCTCGGCGCACGTCCTATGCCAACGGGCCTTATACCGGCGCTTCCCGTACTTTATCGAGGACTTGAGGAACGCGCTAAACTCCCGACCAAACGTGTTCGGCGTTCCGCCGTGGCGGACGTGGCAGAGCAACATGAGTTGTACTGGTTCCAGGTCGAAGAGGTTAAAGAGGGCTTGGCGGATAGTGTCCTCGATATCTTCGGGCAGACTCGTCACGGAATGTCTTGGGGCAGAGACACAAACAGACGCAGTTAGTTCGGCGCGGTTGTGTGGTTGGTGTTGAATCCTTATATCGTCTTGGTCAACACGCTTGCAGCGGACGCAATGAGGGCCGCGTCCGCGTGGGCAGTTATGGCAAGTATATGATTTTCCTGTCATTATCCTAGCCTTTGCCTTTCGGTCAAAACGCCCAATCCGCAAGAACACGGGCGGATAAGTCCGCCTTGGTGAAGTTCTTTTTAGTCCTGACCGCGACGTAATGGCGCGCCAAGTCGGCTATGAACCGGGCGGCGAGGGTCGGCGTACCGATAAAGAACACGGGTACGCCATAGGTCGCAAAGATGGAACACGCGAACCCCCAAAGCGCCCCGTGCGCGTCCTCGCCGCAATGGTGATGGAAGGTGAGGACTTCTTCGGGCGTTGCGGTAACCAGGACGGCGGCAAGGTCGAAGTGTCTCATCCGTTCCAGTTGACGGTTGAAGCGCTTCTTCGGCTTCTCAGAATGGGCCTCATATCCGCCCAACATTGTACCCGCGAAGTCGGTTAGGGTCTTGCGCTCAATCGTGAAACAGTTCTCAAAACCCTTGACGGAATAGTCCCCGGTATGGAGTGTCCCAGGCGAGACGGCAACGGACGCCGGCC